AGACGAGGTGCGCTCTGATTTCAGGCGCATCTCGGCCCTCTTGTTCGCCGACGTATTCTCATCGATAGACAAGGCAGTCTATGATGGGGATCTCGTACCACGCCACGGTCCTGGTGCTACCGCTGATCGCCTAAAAGGCAATCAGAAGTATAACCAGAGGGAATGGCCTCGTAGGCTTGAAACTTTGTTTCCAGCCGTAGAGTTCCTACTCCCGTCGTACTCCTATTGGAGGGACGCCCAGCGTGTTGACATCCTCGAACCCGGTTCCGAGATGCCCGTTAGGGTCATCACGGTTCCTAAAACGCTCAAGACACCAAGAATTATCGCCATTGAGCCCACTGCCATGCAATACATGCAGCAGGCTCTACTGGAGAAAATTGTTGGAGGCGTCGGAGGAGATTCACTCCTCTACCGCTTCGTTGGATTCGATGACCAGATATCAAATCAGGTCATGGCTCAGAGAGGGTCCTTGCATGGCGATCTCGCCACGCTTGACCTTTCACAAGCATCCGATCGAGTCTCGAATCAGCATGTACGTGACTTACTGCGTAACCATCCCTGGCTTTTCCAAGCCGTTGATGCTACGCGTTCACGGAAGCCTGATGTGCCTGGTTTTGGCGTTCAACGCCTCGCCAAGTTCGCGTCGATGGGTTCAGCTCTTTGCTTCCCTTTTGAGGCTTTCGTCTTTTTGACGGTCTGCTTCATGGGGATTGAAAAGAGCTTAGGACACCGTCTTACCCGTCGTGATCTTCAAGACCACGTGGGCAAAGTGCGCGTCTTCGGGGATGATATTATCATCCCCCAAGATACGGTTTCTTCCGTTGTGGCGCACCTTGAATTTTTTGGGTTCAAGGTAGGCCGCGACAAGTCTTTCTGGAATGGTAAATTCCGTGAGTCTTGTGGCAAGGAGTACTACGACGGCCACGACGTTTCTGTCGTTAAGGTGCGAAGAGTACTTCCTTCACAACGGACGGACGTTGAGGAGCTAGTATCGACAGTTGCGCTCCGCAATAACATGTTTTCACATGGATTGTGGAAAACAGCCCGATACTTGGATGATCTCTTGGACAAGTTTTTGGACTTGCCCTTTGTTCATCCTACATCTCCTAGCTTGGGCAAGCACACTTTCCTCCCTTATCAGGTGGATAAGATGTGCGAATTCACTCATGCTCCCTTAGTAAAGGGGTATGTTGTGAAGTCCAGATTCCCAGATAGCAAGCTATCTGGACCTGGTGCCCTTCTCAAGTACTTCCTAAAGCGTGGGGTTGACCCCCACCAGGAAGGACACTTGGAACGTGCGGGGCGGCCTACGTCCGTCGACATCAAACGTAGG